AAGTACTGACCATTATAGCGTATTAACTTTATACAATGTTGTACGCTTTTAAAATTACAGAAATGGAAATACTAAAAACATTATTATACATTAACTTAATCGCATATGGATGGCTTGTGTGCTGGAAAATTGGTAATGTAATTACAGAAATGAAGTATAGAAATACTTTATTGGAAGAACAGAATGAAATATTAAGGCAAAAAAAGCACATAGACCAAGCTATTAATTATACACATAGTTGTATAGATGATAGCAAGCAGTTGATTTTGTTTGCTAATTGGTTGCAATTTAATTATTATGGATAATTTAAAAACAAAAGAACAGATAGCGCTTAGTATGTATAAACTAGGATTCAACCAATTAACAGACCATCAAAAAGATATGGTTGATTATGAGTTTAAAATGCAGTAATTATTAGAATAAGAACTTTTAATTACTTACAATTGTTTGAGTATGTTTAATTTTTTATCTAAATAAAAAATAATAATCAATAACAAATAAATATATTATCATTGTTAATATATTTTGTCAACATAATCATTAAACCATCATTAATAAATTATTAAAAATCATGAATTTAGAACTAAAACAAGCAATGTATTTCCTTATAGTATTAATATTAATGACAACAGGATTGTCATTAATATTTATTGATAACGGTGTATTGTGGTCCCTAGCAGGATTAATATTATTTTCACTGTCAATGGGTATCTACAATAAACGTTTTAAAAAAATATAATAATAAAATAGAGTGCCTGATACGTAAATTTTTAGCTAAATTAAATCATAAGATTTATACGTGGTTATCATATTGCATGCGTGCAGTATGAGTGAAATCAGGATAAATGGTAGTGTCTTAGAAGATTCAGCTCTATTTTATATTAAAGCAAATAAATATTAATAATCATTAAAATCACAAAAAAATGATAACAACATTAGTGCATCATACAGTGCCTTTTTTTCAGTTTAATGAAGATGAGGTAGAGTTAATAAAAAAAGGTAGTAACAGTGGAGAAGAACTAGATGATTTTATCTATAAAACAATAGCTAAATGATAACAATAAATTTAATTAAAACACACTTAGATTCAGTGTATGGTTTTGATGTGTTAAAAAAGTCTAGAAAAAGAAAAATAGTTTATGCAAGGAAAGTATTAATAACTATACTTGTTGACTATGGATTTACTCACGCTGAAATAAAAAAAGAGTATGATTGGATTAAACACGATATTTGTATATTTCATCGTAATACATTCAATCAAATAACTCCAATTGATCTTAGGATATACAATAAATGTGTAGAATATTTTCAATTACCAATACAGATATACAATTCAGTAAATGGTATTGACAAAAACCCATCGACTGCGTCAATGATAGATACATTGTTAGGATTAAGTAGAAAAGATATTAAATATTTTGATAACAAGATATTTAAACCATTTATTCGCAATCTTAAAATAGAGCAATCAATCATGTCATAATGGTTTTTAGAAAATATGCTTACTATGGGCTTCCTAAGTTTAATGCTAGTAAATATATAGTGTTGTGTAGTGATGACCTAAAGCCTGAATCAAGATTAATCAAACCAAATAGGTTGCATTTAACAGATTTTGTTATATCAGATGAAGATGTTAAAAAAGCTAACAACATCTATTACAGGTTTGAAAATGGATATTCTGGAATAACTCTAAAATCTAGAGGTTGTATAAAGTCTAAAAGAAAGATGTATAAAAAGAGAGCTTCATCTTTATTTAGGAGAAAAAATAAAAGATTAATCATTTAAAAATTGGTATTAATATAAATAAAACAATTGCCGTAGGGGGAGAATATTTATAGATTTAGTGACTATATAATATAGAGAGTGATACACATTAAATGTGCGCAATCTATAGTAGTTTATAGCTTTTATTAATACTTTAATCTATGTGATGTGCTGTGGTTGCAAAAGTAGGAATTCCCGAATTGCCGTCCCACAGAATAACATGTCACAAGTTTTAATGACTCATCATATCAAGTCTTCATATTTTGAAGTTGCTTTTTATATGGTGGTTCATTTACATTCTTGTTACTTAACGCCTAATAGGCTCACCGAGTAACAGTAGAGTGCTCGTAAGGCTTAAAGCCTACCAAGGTGCTCAAAACTATAAGATAATTAAAGCCAACAGTATAAACGCCGACTGTGTGTGTCCCGCATGTTAAGTGGGAGATAAAGCCGGCTATTATCTTATTTAAACAAAAGAGAATTAAGCTGACAACTCTACAAATAGGTAAGCAAAACAAATAAACAATTAAGTATGAAGAAAGTATTATTACTAGTATTATTGTTGACTTTAGGGTTGACAAGTTGTGAGCAAGATGATAACTTAGGAGTTGGACAGCTCGATGGAGATTATAAAAGAGTTTCATATAGTGTGAAACAAGATAATGGTTATTATGTATTGTATCCACAAGCTACAGATGGTAGTCAAGTAGAGGTTGGATTGGTAATTGAAGATGGAGTATGGACTTGGATATATAACGCATGTGAGTGTCCAAATTATAATGTACCTTACGATGAAGAGGTTGGGGAGATAATTGGAGATGAGATGTTTCAAAATGATGAACTTCAATATATAATAGAACCTTTAAGTAATGGAGATATTAAAGTAAATTACATTGATGGAGTAGCTTTTGAAACATTTAGAAAGATATAATTAGTAACAAAAAGTAACAAAATAGTATAATAGTAAAAACAGTGTTAATTAAAAAACAAATAAAGATGAAAAAAGTATTATTTACATTATTAGTAGTATTATTGACAACAGTATCAATGAGTGGCCAAAAATTATGGAAAAATGAAGTAGATGATTTTACAGGAGACGTAAAGAAGTTTACAAACTATTACAATGTCGCAAAAACAAGTACAGGCATACTAAAATTATCGGCATTAAGGATAAATAATTTTTATTACATAAAGATAAAATCAACTAGTGACTTAGGTTGTTCCGGAGCATCTGGAAATTACGTTATATTTAAATTTACAGATGGTACTAAAATAGAATTGCGTGATGATTTATCAGATATAGATTGTTCAGACTCTATGCCTTCTTTATTTAGGATAGACTTTAATAGTCCTTTAATAACTAAGGTTGTAGAAAAAATCAGATTAAGACAATCTGAATATTATACTGACGGAACAACTACAGGAACTTACACAGTGTCTCAAATAATAAAAGCAACAAATTAAATAAAGCAAGACAAGGTGAAAAGAAAGTTATTAATTATGATTAATAGACTTCCTTACAAGCAAATAAAAGATAGTAATGGCGTTATATATAATTATTACAATAATGGTAAGGTAAAACTTACCATATGTGATAATAAAAAATGCGATAAATGTTATTGTAACCTTTAAATTAAAATCATGACAAGAGAAACATCAATAGATTGTTTTAATCAAATTAAATTAACAGGTTTAGTATCTAAAAGAAGGTTAGAAGTTTTAGAGGCAATATCAAAGACATGTCCATGCACAACATCTGAGGCAATTTCAGCTATCAACACAAGTTCTTTTGGAATTGGATCTAGATTCACTGAACTAAGAGATATGAATGTGATTTATGAGGTTGGCTCAAGGAAGTGCTCAGTAACAGGTAGAAATGTTATTGAATGGGATTTAACAGGGAATATGCCTGTTAAACACAAAAAGAAGATAGGTAAACCAAGAAATATCAACAAAGTTATTAATTATTTAATAGCTGGAATGGATATAAGAGGATGGAATTCTATAAGTAAGGACATATTGATTAAATTAAAAGAATAATATGTTACCCAAAAGAAAAGATTTTAAGTGGAATGAAGATAGTTCACTTTTCCTAGATCATTCATCTAAAAGAAATACCATTTATATAGATAGTACTGGAAAGAACAGGACTATTAAAGAGATGGATACAAACCACATTAAGAATGTATTGAATAAAATCAATAGAACTGAAAATTGGAAAAATAATTTTAAAGTATTGTTAGAAATAGAATTAATTTATAGACAAGTGTATAACCTTAAATAATTATAATATGGCAAAAGAAAATAAGTCTAAAGACTCTAAATCAAAAAAAGTAGCAGTTAAAAAAAAAACAGCTAAAGAAGTATTAGTAAAAGAAAAAGTAGCATTTAAAGACTTTAAAAAGTCAGTAACAAAAAAAGAATTCGAAGCAGTATTAAAAGTAGTGAATGAAGAATATGATAAAATGATTGGAGTTATCAAAAGTTCTATTGAATTCGACAATAAGATTGATGATAATATAGAAAGTATTAAAGCTGAATCTGGCGATATTCCTTTTGAATTAACAAAAAAACTTATTGAAGGTTTAAAGATTAAAGGAAAAAAGGAAGTCATTAGATTGTTTGGTGACCAAATAATGAGGTCAAATGAAATTACAGACTTCATAAACAAATTTCAATTGCCAGGTGAGGAGAAACCTTACTTGGATTTTTCATTTTTAAAAGACGTAAAATAATGAGCAAGAATAAAGACAAAAAGTACACACAAAAAAAAACTAAAGCACTTATTGAGAAAACTGTAGTTAAACTTAAGAAAATCTCTAAAAAGAATGATAAAGTTTCTACTATATTTCTTTCATCAGACAAATTAGATGGAGTTTCGTTTGTAGCAGGTGATTCAAGAGATTTAGAAAAACTATTGGTTGTTACTGCAAAACAAGATAAGGGATTTGCTAAAATCTTACATGAAGCTTCTAATAAAGTTAAATCTAATTCTTTTACTAATGTATTAGATATAAATAAAAAATCAAGCGACAATGTTGATAAAAATGTTTTGGAAGAATTTAAATTACCTGACGGTACTATTGCTGGATTTTCAATGAGTCTTGATGAAATTAATTCGTTAACAGATAAAGATATCCAAGAAATGATAGAAAGAATGATTGATAGTAGAAAAGGTAGTGGTCAGTCCTAAAGACAAAATACAATCTAATGCTCTAAGTTTAAGTAAGAAGCATAGATTCTTGTGCCTTGAATGGTCAACGGGAACTGGCAAGACACTTGGAGCATTAAAGATTGTAGAAGGATTTTTAGAAGAGAATCCTGAAGCAGTAGGATATCTTATATGCAAGGAGAGCACACATAAAAAGAGCTGGAAAAAAGAGATTGAGAAGCACAATATGGTTCAAGTTAGTAAATCAATGAAAAGTATATTATATGCATCTCTTAAGAATCAAAAAAAGAAGGCTGATTTTGTGTTATTAGATGAATGTCATGCTCTAACTCCATTAAGGATAAAAGCATTAAGAAATATACTTAAAAAAGGCACCAGGATAATATTTCTATCTGCTACTATTCCCGACGATAAGAAGGTATTAATGAATACGCTATGTAAAAAAGTTCATTATGATATAATCCCGCTGAATAGAGCATTTGAGCTTAAATTACTACCTGAGCCAGAACTTATAGTCCATAAGATACAATTAAATAAAAGTATCGTTAATGGTAAGCTATGGGAGTTTATGGCAAGGAAATCTAAAGGTGAAATTAAAGGTAGGGTTGTAAGATGTAGTCACAAGATGATGTATATGACCATGAAGAATACACCTAAAGATTTTAGTGTAATATGTCAGGGTACAGAGCAGGAGCATTATGATGCTTTAACTAAGCAAATGTCTTATTATTATGATCTAAGTCAAGACTTGACCATCCCTTTTCCAATTAGGACAGGTTGTAGAAATAAGTATCTTAATATAGCCTCAACTAGGAAGAAATTCTTAGCTGAAGTTAAGACTCAAAAAGTTAAAGACCTAGTAGAAGAGTTTAGAATTAGTAAGTCTAGATTTATCTGCTTTACAGGATCTATTAAGCAGGTTGAGGATATAGGATCAGGTAGTTCTGTACACTCTAATAACAACAATGATGTTAACGATGAGTTAATTGATTGTTTTAATAGATTAGAGTGTAACGAACTTTTTGCAGTAAAGATGTTAAGAGAAGGTGTAAACCTTACTCAGATTGAGAAAGGAATAATCACACAATTAGATAGCAAGATTGGTTCCTTTTTTCAAATGTTAGGAAGATGCCTTAGATATGAATTTCCTGAAATGCATTTACTTGTAGTTCAAGACACTCAGGATATGGTGTACTTCAATAAATCAATGGATAATTTTAATAAAAAATATATAACATGGGCTTAAAAAGAAGAGTCAAAAAAACTTATAGTGTTGACGAAATGTTGGCTATTTTGAATAAGGATTTTACAAAGCACGGTAGAAATGCTGATTCTTATGATCCTACGTATTCAATATCAACCACATGCTTTGAGGATGACAAACAAAGATTTATGCTTATTGATTCAAGAACTGATCGCCACACCGTTGAGGATAAACCTATAACAGATGAGCTAAAACCATTTTATGGATCTACTATTCTAGAAGCGATAACTCAAGCATTTAGTTATAGACAGAAGCATGGATGATATAACAATACCAATTGATGATATTGTTAAGAACGGATTGTCAATAAATGAATACTTGTTACTCTATAATATTAATAATAGATATCCAATATCTGGCTTGATTGACAGCGGATTGAATTCATTAGTAGCATTAGAGAGAAAAGGATTCATTAAGTTGTCTGACAACGATATATTTCTTAGAGATAAATCTACTGTATTTTTTGCAGAAGATGAAGACTATTTTATCAATTGGATTGAAAAATATCCCACAATGGTTAAGAAAAGGCATGGAGGCAAGAGAGCGTTATCTCCTGCAAGTGCTGACACTATACTAGGTAAGAGATTAAAAAAGAAATGGTTGTCTATATTTAAGAAAGATATTGAAAAGCAAAAACTAGCTATTAAAGTGCTTGAACTAGAAATTAAAGATAAGACCAAGTCAGGTGATCTTGAATATATGGTTGAAGCTTCAAGATGGTTGAATGAAGGGTATCATGAAAAATACTCTTATTTGGTAGATGAGGAGAAACCTCAGAACCATTACGAAAATGAAGATTACATGTAATTATGAAAGAACTACAAGAAGCATTAAAATTAATTAAATCTAAATAGTTTATGAAAAAATTTAAATGTAAAACATGTTGTACTAATTATAGTACAACAGGAGAAGACCCTCCTACAAGCCCTAGATGGGCTGATGGTCATGAGTGTGAAATTACTGAAGTTGGTCAAAAACCACCTGATTCTAATTTGGAATACAAAAATAATAAAAAGAAGACTATTTTTGGATCCGGTATAATTGCTTGGGATGAAGAGGTTTCTGAACACAGAATGAAGATGATTGGCCAAAATGGCAATGAAGGACTTCATTACAGAGAGGAGGATGATTTCAATGGATGAGCCAAAAATTATTGGAAAAGTAAGAGAAAGATTAGAGGGGTTGAAGAAGATTAAATCTGATAAAGATTCAGGTCAAATATTTTGTGTACCCTTTGTAAACTATCCAAAGTTTTCCACATCAATACCAGGAATAGTTCCAGGTATGATAACAATGATTACAGCTGGTTCAGGTGTAGGTAAAACTCAAGTAACAAAAGCTTTTGCAGTTAGAGAGCCTTTGGAATATGCATTGAAAAATAATCTTAATTTAAAGATATTCTATTTTGCATTAGAGGAGTCTAAGCAAGAGTTTATTGACACTATGATATGTAATTTCATATCATCAAGATGTAATATCAGGATGGATTTGTTAACACTGCAGGGTTATAGAGAGAATTCTCTTGATCAGAGTTCAATGGATCTTATCGAATTACATATAGATGATGTTGAGGCTTTATTGGAAAGAGTAGAGATCATTGATTCAGTATATAATCCAACAGGCATTTATAAATACTGTAGAGATTATGCTGATAAAAATGGAACGCATATATATGAAGATAGGGAGTTCATCAAAAATAAAATTGATGAAAACGGTAATTCATATACTAAGAAAGAGATTACTAAAGTATATAGTCACTATATTCCTAGTGATAAAAATGCAATAACAATTGTGATAGTTGATCATATGAGTTTACTTACACCTGAAAAGGTTAAAGACACTGGAAATATGATGAATCAACATCAGACAATGGCACATTGGAGTACAAATTATGCGTTAAAGCAACTTACTAAACATTGGAATTGGGCTGTTGTAAATGTCATACAACAAGAACAATCTAGTGAGAAAGAGCAGTTTACAAATAAGGGAGAGAGCATTCAGAAGAAAACTGAGCCATCCCTAGCTGCATTTGCTAACAATAAAGAAATACAAAGAGATGCTAAAGTTATAATTGGAGTTTACTCACCAGACCGTTATGGATTTGAAGATTATCATGGTTATGATATTAGAAGGTTCAGAGATACTTTCAGAGCTATTAAAATTTTAAAAAATAGATTCGGTGCGCCAAATAAATATCATCATTTTTTATTTGATGGGGCCACGAATAGATTTTTAGAGATGCCAAAGGCTGAAGAAAAGAATAAGATGTTGTCTTATGAACAGGCTGCAGATCAACTAATAGGTAGAGTAGGTAAGCCTAGAAAACCAAAGAATTTTGGACAAAGTTAATTAATTTAAAAAAAGTAAAGAGTATGTTTGTTAAAAAAGTAAACACAGTAGAAAGACATCAATCAGTTAGTGATAATGCGTTTTCAGTATTTCAGGACACTGTCAATCAATTAGCTGCTGCAGATGCTGATATCAAAAAAGATATCGAAGCTTCTGAAATTAAAATTGAAGCAGCAAGAGCAGAGAGAGATTCTTTGGTTGGTATTAGCATAAAAAATAGTAGATTAGCTGATAAGATTAAAGAATTCTTAGAATAATGTACAGAATATTCAAAAAAGACAGTAAAGGTAAAATTAGATTTTTACACATTGATACAAATGGTGCCAAGGTTGTTCGAACATCTGGTATTGTTGGAGGTAAGCCGGTTGTTAACACCAGTCAATGCAGTCCTAAAAATGTTGGAAAATCTAATGAAACCTCTGCTGAGGAACAAGCTCTTTTAATAGCTAATGCTAAGTTTGTAAAGAAAATTAAAGAAGGTTACTTTCGTACACAGGAAGAGGCTATTGATGAGGTTGTTATTTTACCCATGCTTGCAAAGGTGTTTGGTAAAGAAGAAAAAAAGGTAAAATATCCTTGTTATGCTCAACCAAAATTAGATGGAATGAGAGCCTTGGCTGATTGCGGTAAAGGTACATTAACATCTAGGTCTGGAAATCTTATACAGAATTTAGATCATATTGCAAACAACCTACCAATTCAAGACGGATTAATAGTTGATGGTGAATTATATGCTCATGGAGAAAGTTTTCAGGAAAATATGAGAATGATAAAAAAGTACAGACCAGGTAAAACTGAGAATATAAAGTATCACGTTTATGATATTGTACTAGACAAGCCTTTTAATGAAAGATTAAACATATTAAAAAACATTTGTTTAAAACATCATGAAGTTCTTGAATATGTTCCAACTATTAAAATCAATAACAAAAAAGAGCTTATGACATTTCATGCTTTAAATATATCTGAAGGATATGAAGGAACTATTGTGCGTCACGGAAATGAAAGTTACAAATTAAATGGAAGAAGTTCTAGCTTATTGAAGCTTAAGGATTTTGAAGATTTATCTTTAACATTAATGGATGTAATACCATCAGAGAAGAGGCCTACACATGGTAAGCCTATTTTTCACTGGGAAGGAGCTACTAACAATGAATTAGGTGCGGGATTATCAATGTCACATGAAGAAGCTGAAGACTTGCTAGCAAATAAAGCTGAGCACATTGGTAAAGTTTGTGAGTTAAGATTCTTTGAGTATTCGGATACTGGAGTGCCTAGACATCCTGTAATGTATGGATTTAGATTAGACAAATAAATTATAAATTATGAAAACAAATTTAATAGGAATATCAGGTATAATAAATTCAGGCAAAGACACTGTAGGAGAGATCATAAGATTTCTATGGGATATTGAAAACACTGAAAGTGGACCATACTTAGAGGTTGAGGATTTTATAGAAGCACCTAGTGATGTAGATTCTTCTAACCCTTACCAAATCAAAAAGTTTGCAGATGAAATTAAAGACACTGTTTGTAGATGGATTGGTTGTACTAGAGAGCAATTAGAAGACAGAGAGTTTAAGGAAAAAGAACTTGGTGAAGAGTGGTGGCAATATGGTTTACTTAGAGAAAACACTAGAAAACCTATTTTATATCCTTCAAAAAAAGAAGATATAGAAAAGCAGCTCAAGGTCTTTAATAATGCAAAAATGTACATTAATAAACTAACACCTCGTAAACTTTTACAACTCTTAGGTACTGAATGTGGTAGAGATATTATTCATCCTCAAATTTGGGTAAATGCTTTGTTTGCTGATTATAAGAGTGTTGGTGAAAAGTGTGGCTTTACTTCATGTTCTACTAGAGATATTAAAGAAGGATTTAAAGATAAACCTAAATGGCTGGTGACAGATGTTAGATTCCCTAATGAATGTGAGGCTATAAAGAAGAGAGGTGGTATTGTTATTAGGGTTAATAGACCTATCCATTTAAGGTTTCCAGAACAATGGAAGCATTTTTCTCAAGCTGCTGATAAAGATGCTAAGTTAACTGAAAATTTTTTTATAAGCTGGCTTCAAACTCATACTTTAGAAGATTGGAGAAAATTAGGTGAAAGTTTAACACACTCTTCAGAAACAGCTTTAGATGATTATGAGTTTGACCATGTTATTGATAACAATGGTAGTCTAGAAGAATTAGTGGAAAAAGTTAAACAATTAAATTTAGTGTGATGGAAGTTTATAAACTAAGACATAAGCCTACAGGATTATTTTATCAACCTGTAAAAGGTAGATGGTCTAAAGATAAGTCAAATCTTGGTACTAGAGGTAAATTATATGAAACTCATCAATACCCAAAAGATCTACATACAGGAGGTGTAAATATCTCAGATACTTTAATTAAAAAGTTTAATATAACAAAAATTAATATTAATAGGTTTGGTAATTATTTAATTACAAATAAAAAAGATTGGGAAATAGTAGTATATAATTTAACAGAAGTTAAACAATTAAAATTAGTGTGATATGATGCAATTAGTATTTATTATAGCATGTGTAATATTTTTGTTATGTATGTGTTTTAGATGGAGTGCAGAGGGTTTTTGGTATTCTTGGGTAGGAATATGTTTATTTTTTCTCAGTGTAGTAGGTATATTATTAATAGTTAGAGAATTAAATTTAGTGTAATGGTAAAATTAATAATTCAGTTAATATTAATTGTGATTTATATAGGTAAATATCCTAGAGAATTACAAATAGAAGCACCATCATTATTTTTAATATTTGGAATACTGCTGTTTTTTATTTCTGGAATTATAATAGAAAAAGTTAAACAATTAAAATTATTGTAATGAAGAAGAGCAAAAAATTAGATTGCCCATATGCTGTAGAAATTCACGGAGCGTACGGAACATGTGATTGTGGACATAGTAATTATGATTCATGCGCAGGTGATGTTTAAACAATTAAAATTAGTGTGATGATTAAATCAAAAACTAAATGTTGTGGTGCTTGTCCTTTTAAAAAGAAGAGTAATCTTTCAGGTAGTAATCCTGGTGGAAGTCCTCCTGAAGTTTATCTAGGGCAAGTTCGTGGACCATTTTGGCTACCATGCCATAAAGACAAAAATTATGCTGATAAAAATAGTGACCCTGCAAAAGTATCTCAATGTGCAGGTGCAGCTATTTTTAGATCTAATTGTGATTTGCCTTATGAATTACCAGAAGCAATAGCAATACTTCCAAAAGATACAGAAACTGTATTTGCAAACGAAGCTGAATTTTATGCTCATTACAAGGGTATTAAAATAGAAGAAGCGGAAAAAATGTTAACTAGAAAAACATTAGATTCTCTTTTGATAAAAGAATTAAATGAACAACAAGTAAAAAAACATAAAATATGAGTCAAATTAAAGAATACAATGAAAATTTTAAAGCTATATTAGCTATAGATTTTGACCATACTATATGTATGAGTGATTATCCTGCATTAGGGAAAGAAAGAAAAAATGCATCAACCTATATACAGATGTTAATATCTGGTGGATACGGTGTTGTTATAAACACCTGTAGAGAAGGAGTGGCTTTGTATGACGCTATGAATTGGTTAAACCATAATGGTATTAATTATCATTACATTAACTGTAATTTCCCTCATTTAATTGAACAATATGGCGCAGATTGTAGAAAGATATCAGCCGATATGTACATAGATGACAAGTGCTTAACAGGATTGCCAGAGTGGTCTGAAATATATGAAATAGTTACCACAAAGTTTGGCTAAGTCACAGTGAATGAGTATCTTTAACAAGTATTAAAACTTTAGAATAAAATGAGTAAAGACAAGGATTTTTTTAATAGAAAAAAGAAGAAGGTTAAGGAAGAGCTTATCTTCGGAGAGTATGATCCAAGTAACTTTGATAATGATTTGAATGCATGTGGCATTACAGACATTGATGGGTTCAAGAGAAGGCATGATGAGTTATTTAATAACTTGATTGTTGACTCTAGTAAAGCAAATCCGGTAGTAACATTAGCCCAAAGAATTGAAGATACATTTTCTACAAGAGAAATTGTATTCTTAATGTCTAAGGATGTGTTACAGGCTGCGTATAATGAAAGTTTAAAACAATTAAAAGAAAAAAAGTAAATGGCGAATAAAATTTTAATAACAGGTTATAGTGGAACAGGCAAGACTTTCTCATTAGGAACATTGGATCCTAAAGAGACTTTTATTATCTGTCCTGATGAAAAAGCACTACCATTTAGAGGTTGGAAAAAGAATTATGTATCTTTAGATCCTGTTTCTAGAATATTTAATCCCAACACTTGTAACTATTTAAAAACTACAAACTGGGATAAGATTAGAGCTGCAATGGCTTTTGTAAGCAAGAACAGGAATGACATCAAAACAATTGTAATAGACACTATAACCTATGCTATGATTGGAGAGTTTATGGACAAAGCTAAAACAGTAGGTTTTGCTAAGTTTACTGAGATGGGTGATAATGTTTACAAGACATTGAAAAGTATTGATGGATTAAGAGATGACTTGACTGTGTTGGTTATGGCTCACACAGAAGTTAAAAGTTTTAACGGTGTAGACAAAACAGTATTTGGTGTTCCGGGAGGAAAATTAGTTCAGGACGTTGTTAAGCCAGAAGGAATGTTTAGTATAATATTAGAAACTATTGTGGAAAAGAAAGGAAATGACATAAGTTATGGCTTTATGACACAAAACAACACTACTAATATGGCTAAAAGTCCAGCTGAAATGTTTGGTGCAAGCACAATCCCTAACGACATGAAAGCTGTTTTAGAAGCTGTTAGGATTTACGAAGAAGGAGAGTAAGAATTAAGCAAAGGGAGGTGAGAGCCCTCCCATTATTATTAAATCATAAAATAAAAATTAAAAATTATGAAAATTGTATTTGGTACAAAAAAATTGAGTGGAACAACAAGATTAGCTTCTTTTGAAAAGTATGAAACCATCCCAGTATTGACTGTGGAGGGAATTAAAGGTGCGAAGAAATCTCGTAGAATATTATTAAACACTATGGCTTCACAGTTGCTAGATCTTGAAGTTGGTGATGTGCAGGAATTAATATTTGCTCCAGTAGAAGATACTATGCAAGTATTAATAGCTAACATATCTACAATTGATAGCGAAACTGGAGACATGGTCTCTTACAAAACATCTAAGAATAAGGTTTCTCATGGTGAATCTAATGAAAAGAGTAAAGCAATTACTTCTTCTCACATGTGTAAGGAAATCTTTAGCTTTTTAAGCCTGGATGAAACTGCAGATGCTGAGTTTCAATTAGTTTCATTTCCTTCTGATTCAGTTGAAGCTTATTCTTTAGAGGTTGTTTCAGAAATTAGTGAAGACAAAGAGAATTTATCATCAGATACTACATCTACTTCAATGAATGATGTAGCTGAGAATGTTATTGAAATTGAAACTGATAATGTTGATATGACAGCTGAAGAATTAATTGGTGAGAAAGTTCAAGATGTAGTTGATTTTCATGAAGAGCAAGTGACTCAAGAAGAGAGTGATTCTCCAGTACTACAGAGATCTGGACTACAAAAAAGATCTATTGAAGCTCTTGATACTTCAGAATACTAGTATAGTAAAAAATAAAAAGTAAATAAACAATTATTAATTTTAAAAAAGTAAAAAATTATGAGTGCATTTGGTAAAGAGGTAGAAGTTAAAGAAGGTGGAGCGGTTAAATTGTACACTGGAGCTGAAAACTTCAGAGTAGTTGCGGTAAATCCTACAAAAGCAGAGCTTGAGGCAATGTATGGTCGTGAATTAAACTTTACACCTGAATACTTAGGTAAAACTAAGGTTACTGACGGTGATGGTGAAAGAGAAGTTGATCAGATTAGGTTAGATTTCTTTCTTGCAAATGAAGACAATAGCATTACCACTAAGATTCAGTTTTATGTAGGTAATACTTATCAAAAATCTGCATCTGGAAAGTTCAAAGTTATAAATTCATTTGGTAAAGACTCTTGGTTGACTCAGGAATTAATTCAAACTAAAGTTATGCCTGATAATATGCAATGGTACAACACAGATGGTTTAAAAGTTTCTAAAAGAGGTGAGGTTGAATTAATCTCTTTTTTAGTGAACTTACTGAACCTTCCTTTCAATTTAGATAAAGTGTCAGATGTATCTGAAGCTTATGCTAGGATTGATAAAGATGAATGGGCAAGTATTTTCAAAGGAGATATTTCGTTACTTAAGTCTATTATTGATAGCACTAACAACAAGGTTGGTGTGTTATTAGGAGTGAAGACTAAAGGTGATGGGAAGGTTGTTCAGGCATGTTTTAACAGACATACTTTACGTCAATATTCTATTCCAAGTACTAGGGCTGACAAGTTTAAATGGATTAAAAAGGATTTAAAAGAATCTAAAGCAGCAGGTGCTTTTGGTAACGTTGATTTTGGTAACAAAGACTTAGTTCTTAGAGAGTTTTCAATAACTCCAACAGTAATTACTGGAGATAACAGTAATCAAACTGATATTTTTGGAACAGCTAACACTCCAGTGGATGAAGCTCCAGCAGAGGATATGGATTGGTTACACGAAGACATGCCTGAAGTATAGTAAATAACATTATTTTAAACTATAGAAGAGGATACATTATTTTGTATCCTCTTCTTTTATTAATCATTAATACGTATAATATGGCTTTTGGAAGTAACAGAGATTTTAAGAAATTGCCTAATTCTAGAGATATATTAAAGCATGTTTCAGATTTAGAAATATTTGAGATGTATCTAGGGAGTATTCCAACAAGACCTATAAGTAGTCCTTTAAGAGAAGATACTAAACCATCATTTAGCTTATTTATGAGTGAAAAACATGGTAAAGTTTTTTTCAAGGATTTTGCAACAGGTGAATCAGGCGATTGTTTCTTATTTGTAATGAGATTGTTTAGAATAAAATCAAAAACTGACACATTTAATAAGATTGCGCGTGATTTTAATTTAGATGAATTCAATATAGGCAAAACCACTATTGTTTCTACTCCAAAAAAAGTTCACGTAAAAAAGAAGAAAAGTATAACTTCTTACAAGTTAATAATAACTGTTAGAGTTAGATCATGGAAAATTAAAGATAGAAATTATTGGGAAAAAAAGTATGGATTGGGAATAAAACAGCTTGAATACTGCAATATCTTTCCTATTTCACATTACTTTATCAATGGTGTCTGTAATATTGCTCATGAGCTTGCATATGCGTTTGTAGAGGAAAAGGATGGATTACAAACATTCAAGATCTACCAACCATTTGCTCCAAAGACGGAAAAGTGGAATAATAACAATGATTTTTCAACTTGGGAGTTATGGACTCAATTACCTGACAAAGGTAATATATTAATAATAACAAGTAGCAGGAAAGATGCTGCTGTAATAAAGAGTCTATTTCCATCAAAAGAAATAACATCGTGTGCTCTACAAAGTGAAGGAGTGAACCCTAAAGAAAGTGTCATTGAAGAACTGAGGGGAAGATTTAAAGAAATCTTTGTTATGTATGACAATGATTTTAGTAGTGATAAAAATAGAGGTAGAATTGCTGGAGCCAAAATAGCTGAGCAAACTGACTTCTTGCAAATTGAAATACCCGATGGAGCTGAAGTAAAAGACCCATCAGATTATATTGAGAAATTTGGTAGTAAAAGTCTAGTTAGCATGATCCTCAAGCTAATTAGTAGTAGATTAAGAGAAGAGGAATTAAAACAAATAATGTAATATTTTAAAATTTAAATCATGATTAAAAGAAAAGTAACGACAAACTTAATGAAAAAATTAGAGACATTCAAAGTAATGGCTCTTGGTGAAGCAGTAAACACACCAATATTATTAATTGGCCCTCCCGGAGTTGCAAAGACTGCAGCAGTGATTGATTTTGCAAAAGCATCGTTAGGAACATTGGGTAATGAAGATTTATTCTTATTAGAAACTGATGAGGGTACTAGAAGTAACGCCGTTAAGGGTAATGTTGATCTTGAAGAGTTGACTACAAACAACAAATACAAGGTTGATTCACCAGTAACTAAAGCTAAGGTGGTTGTTATTAATGAGATTGACAAAGCGTCAGCATCATTAAGAAATAGTTTACTTGGTATTATGAATGAGAAAATCTTATTTAACGGTAAAGAAAAGATTGACTGTGTTTGGAATAATTTTATTGCTACATGTAATGAAATTCCAGATGACGAAAAAGACTCTCCATTTTGGGATAGATTCTTAATCACACATGAAGTTGGAAGATTGTCTCGTACAGACATGATGAATTATTATTCTAAGGGAGGTAAAGATTTTTCTCAAAATCATAATATTGTTTTACCTGAACAAGCGGATCTTGACGCCATTACATTAAATCCTGATAAGTTGAAGAAAGTTTTAGACATATCTCATAATGAGTTATCTGATAGAGCTTTATCATTCTTACCTACGTTGGTTAAGAATGTAATGTGTGTTTGGAGTATGAGTGAAGATAGAGGTTTAGTCAAAACTACTGAATTATTAGTAGGTAAGCAAATAGCTAGAGCATTGGCTAAAACTCTTGTACCTGTAGAGGTTCGCGCATTATATGACCTTATTGATTCGATAGGTCAGTGTGTTGATCATTCTGAATACAACAAGCAGTACGACAAGTTAGAGCTAGCTTATGGTAAAGCTAGCGCTTCAGGTATGTTGAGTAAGCAAGATGAAGAGGATTTACAAGGCAAGGTGGCAGAAGAAGAGTCTAAGTTAGACTTCTTGAAATCTGATGATGACGCAGCAATCTTGAATGCATAATGAGTTTTTTTTCTAGAAAAAATGGTTTTAAAAATAGGGGTTTAACTGCCCCTACTTTTGATCCATACGGAAAGTACAAAAACACAGGAAATGGTGTATTTGGATTTAGAAAGGATAAACACGTTATCATGCCTGGTGTAAGCGCGTATGAAGAAAATAAGCTAAAAGCAGTAAAAAGGTACGTTGAAAAAGAAACTGGTAAACCTTGTACTTTGTCTCAGGAGCTTATAAATGACGTATATAGTATTTACGTTAATGAAGATGTTAAAAGAAGGCCTTCTAATGAAAATAATGAGATTAGACATAAAGTTTTAGACAAAGTTTATGACTCTCTTACTAAGGTTGTAACTGTTGACTCACCATTGTACACTCAAATATTAGCTAGAGAACTTGCATTAGTACTGCAGAAAGTTGATGATGATGTACAGGACCAACAGGAGAAAAACCCAGGTAATGGAGGTGAAAGTGGAGATGAAGATGGTGATAAAGGACTGGAATCATCTATGAGTAATGGTGATGGTGACGGGGAAGAAGAAGGAGAAGGAAAAGGTGAAGGAAATGAGGAGCAAGGAGAAGGTAAAGAGGCTGGTAATGGAACTGGGCATAACAGGAAAAATCTTGGAGATATTGTTGATAATGCACTAAAAAATGCTAGCAAAGATATTGAAAAAGCTAAAAGCAATACTGATGAAAAGATTAAAAATCTTGAAGATCAACTTGGAAAAGAAGCTATGAAAGATCTTATGAACACTAATCCGGAATTTTTAGAAGAAATCGACAAATTAAAAAATAGATTGAAAAATGTATCTATTAATAAAGAGAGTATTCAAAAGGTTATGCAAAAGATCCTTAATGAGTCTATGAATTATTTCTCTACTAAATTCAAAAGAGTAGAAGAAAGTCTTTTTGATTGTGAAGAATGTGAAGATTTATTTGGATTAGAATTTCTGCACCCAATTTTCAAGAATGCTGAGATCATGAGTATTGGTAATGAAACTAGAATTTACAAAGGTAAAATGGATTTATATCTTGATTGCTCTGGCTCTATGGATTCGACGGAAAAATTTGAAGGTACTAATATTAGAATGATTGATCTTGCAAAAGGCATAGCTATGGTGTTGCACAGAATGGGAATGATTGATAATTTATATTTCTTTGATAACAATCTTTACAAGATTGACAATGTCAATGAAATATCTATTCTTAGTTTCTCTAAGTCTGGAGGTACAAATTTTAACAAAGTTATTGACATGATAAACATTAATGGCAACAATTCTGTTATAATTACTGATGGGTATGATCGTTGTGAAAAATACTCAAAACAAGCATTTTGGATTGGAATTGGAGGCACAAGGTTTGATCCTTACGGAGAATCAGTGTTTAATGATTACAAAGCAAATAGTCAATGTGTGGCTTACAATTCTAATACAAGTAAATTCGAATATTGTGCTAAGTAAAAGAAAAGAACCAAAAGTAAAAGAGAACCTTTATTGTGATGTAGTAGAGAGCCTAGAAATGATAGAATCTCTAGGCTTTACTAAAGTCTCAAATGAAAAATGGACATTAAATATTTGTGAGTCAGATTATTTTAGAAAGCATCTATTAATTTCAAAAAATTATTTATATTTAGTTGAATCAAGCAAGATTGGCGATAATAAAGGTAATGAAGTAGTGCAGGATATAGTCTTACTATGGAATGGTGATGTTGCAGGCAAGATATCTATGACGAATTTAGGTATGTATATTAATTTATTAGTATTAGGTAATGAGTTTGAAACAAAGGAAGAAAGTAGTTGATATGATGTTCATTCCGGGAAACATCCCTTCATTAAAGAACAGCAAGGTAAAGACGAGTAGAGGAATCTTCTCGTCTCCTACTGTTTCTAAATTTCTTAGATCTATAGGAATACAAAACTTTAACTCTCGTAAGAAGACAGTTAAAGGATATGTTGATCCAACTAGACCTAATCAATTTGAAGCACTTCGTAGCGTATTTTTAGCTATGAAGGGTAAGAAGGGTGATCCATTGGTAATAGGATATCATCAAGTACGAGGAAGTAAAAGGTTATTTGATTTCAGCAACAGTGTTGAAATCATACAGGATTTAATGACAGCGCATGATTTCATCGAGGATGATAATGTGAAGTTTGTATTTCCTGCACCAATGACAATTGACGGCAAGCTGCCTGTTGAGGGTAAAATTAGAGATGAACCACTATACTCAGTAGATAAAGAAAATCCTGGAGTATGGATAAAATTATTTTAATTATGACAGCAAAAAAAGTAATGGTTAGACTAGGTTTTTCAGACATGGTTGTGACTATGGAAGAGGCAATGGATAATACTAATGAAATATGTAGTCCAGATTCTTTTGTAGCAGGTTATGAAGATGAAAATGGCAAAGAATGCAATTCTGACGGGACTTATTTTGATCAAATTGACCCTAAACAAATAGGCATGTTTGATGATTAAATATCAAACAACTAAGACTTTGGTAACAAAGCCTAATGACAATAGTGCTAATGCAATAGCTCCAAACCTAATTTATGGATGTTTTGGAGGTTGTGTTGGCACTTATTGCTATATGTCTAGATACAATGGCAAGAGAGTGTTCGTTAACAGTAATGTAATGGAGATTGTATCATCTGTGTTTCAATGGTCGAACAATTATGAAAAAATACCTGACCAACAGGACCTTGTCTATAAGATGGTAGATATTGCTTGTAATACAGATTTAGTTCTTATGCAAAAGCATTGTCCTATACCTCTTTTAAACTATTTAGAAATGTATGATGAGCATCCGGAAATTAATACAACTATGGCTACTAAATATCCTAGTTTGTTAAAATTAGATGTTAATCATTTTAAGAAAAAACCAAGAGTTAGAGTTAGCATTATGCCTCAGTCTTACTCTAGGATTTTAGAACCTAAGATGCAGAGCATAGATTCTAGAATACATGATATAAATAGGCTTAAGAAATTAGGATGGGAGGTACACATAAATTACTCACCAGTTATTATTTACAAAGACTTTAGAAAAGAGTATAGAAGCTTATTCAGTCAAGTAAAAGATATGGCAGGAGAGAATAAATGTGAAGTGATATTTTTAACTAATCATCCAAATCAAATGGAAAGAGTAGATGGATTAGCATCAGAAATGATGTTTAAGTCTAGTCAGGTTAAAAATAAGATGGGTGTTATGAGGTACCCTTTAGAATACAAATCAAGAGCAATTCAAATATTTAAAGATGAGTATTCTGAATTTTTTGATTTAAAAACAATTAGATATATATTTTAAAAAATAAAAACAATGAAATAATAAATGGCAATACAAGATCATAATTTAAAGTTGACGGAACAACAGTATAGAGACTTAGAATTACCTTCTTATTCTATGCTAGCAAGTATAGATAAGCAAGGAGTTGATGTGGTTGGTGGAGTAAAACAGAGCTTTAATTTAAAGTTCGGAAGTCTAGTTGATATGATGTGTTTTGAACCTCACAGGGTTAAAGATGTGTTCTATCAAGGAGCAAGCTCGAAACCTCCAACAACTAATGTAAAAAATATCTGTGATATGATACTAAATACCACGAAAGGGGAGGTAGGTCAAACAACAGAAGTTATTACAGGACTTGGAAAGAGAAAACAAATGAAAGTGTCTAATAAGCTTTTAGATTACAAGCATTTATTAGCAACCACTGCTGCAAAACTTAAGATCTATAAGAACTATTCTGAAAAAAAGTTAACAGACACGGTAGTTAATGCAGGGTCTGATTACTTTAAAGATAAGATGACTTCAAGAGGAAAGAATCTTATTAAACCTGAAATGTGGGCCCATGCAGCTCATACAGCAGCAACATTAATATCACATCCATTTACCGCTAAATACTTTGCCCTGGGAATAAAAGGGATAGAGATTATTTATCAGTATAAGTTTGATACTATAGTTGACGGGAAGAGATGTAAGGGTATGTTGGATTGTTTAGTTATTAATCATACTGCCAAGTTAATTTTCCCAGTTGATTTAAAGACTGGTGAATCACCTTGTAAGGATTTTCCAATGCTATACACATCACACAGGTACTACATACAGGGCGCTTTGTATAGAGAGGCATTAAAGACTATTGTTAATAATGATTTCGAATTGATGGAATATGTAGTTAAGCCTTTTGAGTTTGTATATATTTCTAAATTGAATCCAAATAAACCAATGAAGTTTATTGTTGCAGAAGATATGCATCAAGCTGCATTAGATGGATTTACTGATAGATTTGGATACAAATACAGAGGTGTGCATGATTTACTGGATGATTACTATTACAGTGCATCTAACGGTAACCTGGAATATACGCATGAAGAAATTACCAATAAGGGAGTGGTAAATATGAATGCTTTAGAAATACTTGGAAAATGAGAGAAGAATTTAAAATAAATGTAGTAAAAAACAAGAGTACAACATATATGTTGCCTTTTGTAAATGAGCAGGTAAATTTTAAGTTCCCTCATCAGTTAATTAATTCATATTTATCATTTGAAGAAGGTGATGATGTATTTTGCGTAATGTATAATTGGAGTGCTTCACCTGATTTCCTTAAGTTTGAAGGAGAGATGATGGGGCATAACTTATGTGTTGGACATGAAGACTATGGAGATAAAACTGTATATAAATTTAGATTATCTAGACATATGCAGGCTGGTAAAGAAAATTTTATCAATGGTAAGTACGGAGAGTTCTCTAAAGAACACAAGGAGTCCGTAATTAAGCACTTGATAGATTCTGGAGCTACAAATATTCAGCGTATTAAAGATATTATGAGTACATTTGCAGTTCTTACATCTGCTCCTCCTGACATGAAGAGAGAGGTATTTATGAATAACATAAAAAAATTAACAATAACACCAGAAACATTCAAAAATGAAAGTAATTAAAAGAAGTGGAAGGTCCGTGAATTTTAATCCTAATCAAATTATGATTAGGATTAAAGATCAATCAAAAGGACTTAAAGTAATGCCAGATACAATGGCTATTAAAGTTATCAGTCAAATGGCAGATAACATAACTACAGAGGAGCTTGATACATTATGTATTGAGAATGCAGCCTCTATGGTTACGCTGCACCCAGACTACAGTACTTTAGCTGCGCGTCTATTTGTAACACAATTGCGTAAAAGTACACCAGAAAGCTTCTCTGAGGCTATGAATAAAGTCCGAGAAACAACAAATGTTTTGTCAGATGAGTTTATGGCTTTTGTGGAGCAAAACAAGGAGGAGCTTGATGGGTTGATAGATCAAAACAGAGATTTTAATCACGATATATTTGGATTAAGAACTCTAGAAAAGTCTTATTTACTGAAAGATAATCCTAAAGAAGGTAACACTATAGAGCGTCCGCAATATATGTGGATGAGAGTTGCTATTGAAACTGGTGCTTATGATATGGAGCAAATAGTAAATTCATATAATTTAATGAGTCAAGGTTATTTTACACATGCAACACCAACGTTATTTAATTCAGGAGCTAAGTTATGTCAATTGAGTAGCTGTTTTTTATTAGGTAATAAAGGTGACAGCATAGATGGGCTGTTTGACACAATGAAAGATATTGCTAAAATATCTAAGTTGGCCGGAGGAATTGGAGTGCACATAAGTGACGTTAGAGCCAAAGGTAGTCTTATTAAGGGAACTAATGGTAAATCTGATGGACTTGTACCAATGATGAAGACTTACAATGAGATTGCAAGATGGATTAACCAAGGTGGAAAAAGAAAAGGTTCATTCGCTATTTATTTGGAGCCTTGGCATGCTGACATATTTGAATTCTTAGAGTTAAAAAAGAATCATGGTGCAGAGTCTAGGAGAGCTAGAGATCTTTTTTATGCGTTGTGGGTAAATGATGAGTTCATGAGAAGGGTTCAGAATAATGAAGAGTGGCATTTGTTTTGTCCAAATGAATTAAAATTAGCAGGTATTGATTTGCAAGATTTAATTGGAGATAAATTTAAAGAGGCTTATGATATGGCTGTCGAAAGAAATCTACAAATGAAAACTGTAAAGGCTCGTGATGTATGGGAAAACATATTGGTTTCTCAATTAGAAACTGGTGTACCTTATTTAGGATACAAAGATAGGGTAAACAAGTCATCTAATCAGCAACACTTAGGTACAATCAAGAGCTCTAATCTATGTATAGAAATAAATGAGTATTCAGATGGAAAAGAGCAGGCAGTTTGTAATTTAGCATCTATTGCTTTAAATAAGTTTGTAAACTCTAAGGGAGGTAAGTTTGTTTTTGATTTTAATAGTTTAAAAGAAGTAGTTACACAAGCTATAAGGAATTTAGACAATGTAATTGATGCTAACTATTACCCAACTCATGAAACTGAAATTAGTAACTTCAAGCATCGTCCTGTTGGATTAGGTGTTCAAGGATTGGCTGATGTATTTGCAATGATGAAAATGCCATTTGATAGTCTAGAAGCAAGAGCTTTAAATAAGGACATATTTGAGCATATGTATTTCTTTGCATTAGAAGAGTCTAATAGATTGTCAATAGATAGAGGTACTCATCCATCATTTGCTGGATCACCAGCATCTAGGGGTGAACTACAGTTTGATATGTATGATGATGTCGATGAAGGTAGAATAAATCTTAACCCTAAATTAGATTGGGAAGGCTTAAAGAGAGATATTGTAAAAGATGGATTAAGAAACTCTTTAGTGATAGCGCTTATGCCAACAGCAAGTACTAGTCAAATATTAGGAAACAACGAATGCTTTGAGCCATTTACAAGTAACTTATACACCCGTGGAACCTTGAGTGGTACATACATCGTGAGTAATAAGCACTTGGTTAAGGACCTTGAAGAGATAGGTATGTGGAATGAGGAGATTAGAAATGGATTAAAAAGAGATAATGGATCTGTAATAAATCTTCCTATCCCAACGGATATAAAAGAAAGATACAAAACAGCTTTTGAGATTTCTATGAAATCCCTTATAGACATGGCTGCTGATAGACAAAAATTTGTTTGTCAAGCTCAGTCTATGAATCTTTTTATGGATAATCCTACTTTCAATCAAATGACATCTATGCATTTTTATGGATGGAAAAAAGGACTTAAGACTGGAATGTATTATTTAAGAGGCAAGCCTGCAGTTGATGCAAAGAAAGTTACGGTTGATGAGCCAATTAATGTTGTGCAAGATGAGTCAGTTTCGCCCAATGATTTTAAAGAAATGATAGAAAAAGGAAAAGCTGCTCAAGAAAATGGAGATGACTGCCTAGCGTGTGGTAGTTAATTATTAATTTAAATTTTAAAAAAAATGAACAAATTAGAGCCTATTTTACAAGAAGAAAACAACAGATTTACAATACTACCTATTCAACATCCGGATTTGTGGGAGAGGTATAAGGAACAGCAAGCATGTATATGGACAGCTGAAGAGATAGATTTTGATGATGACCTTGATGATTGGAATAACAAATTAAATGATCAGGAAAGGTACTTTATTAAACATATATTAGCTTATTTTGCAGCTTCAGATGGTATTGTAAATAAGAATATAAATGACAATTTCCTTAACGAGGTTGCTTATCTTGAAGCTAAATTTACATATGACTTTCAAACATCAATGGAAAATGTACACAATGAGGTATATTCATTGACTATTGAAACATACGTAAAAAATGCAGTAGAGAAAGATAAGCTTTTTAATGCAATTGAGCATTTTCCTGCAATTAAATTAAAGGCAGACTGGGCATTAAAATGGATGACTTCAGAATCTTTCGCAGAGAGATTGGTTGCATTTGCTGCTGTAGAAGGAATTATGTTTTCAGGATCATTTTGCGCTATATTTTGGATGAAAAAGAGGGGTTTACTTCCTGGTCTTACTCAGTCAAATGAATTAATAGCTAGAGATGAGGGATTACATACTGATTTTGCAGTACATGTTCACAATAATCACCTTATAAACAAGGTTGCTCCAGAAAGGATTAAAGAGATTATTATTGATGCTCTTAAAGTAGAGAATGAGTTTATCACAGAATCATTGCCGGTTAGTTTAATTGGTATGAATGCTAAACTTATGACTCAATATTTAGAGTTTGTTGCTGATAAGCTTTTAGTTCAATTTGGATGTCCAAAAGAATTTAACTCTGCAAATCCTTTTGATTTTATGGAGATGATTTCTTTACAAGGTAAAGCAAACATGTTTGAAAAAAGAGAGTCAAATTATCAAAAAGCTGGAGTGAAATCTGGTGGGACTGGAAGCATTAGTTTTGATGCTGATTTCTAAAAATTATTTTATTGGTGAATTAGCGTCTGTTAGTGTAGCTAGTAAAATTAAATAAAAACAAAAATGGGAAGTTGTCTTTAAGATGACTTCCCTATTATTAATTTAAAACAATTATCAAATGAAAGGAGCATTAGGATTATTAACAATCTGCGCAGTTGTGTGGGTGTTTTGGATGTCATGGCAATGGCTTAGAAACAAAAAACAGTAAATTAACAATTAAATTAAATTAGATAGAGTATGAAAAAAGTAATTGGATTATTAGTATTAGTATTAGCATTATCATTTGGATCATGCACAACAGTAGAGTCAGGTCACGCAGGAGTAGAAGTATCTTGGGGTGGTGAAACAAACATGTCAAAAGTTTACAACGAAGGAATGGCAACAGGAATTAGTTGGATATGGAATGACATGGTTGAGTATGATGTTCGTGAAAAGACATTAGTTAAAACTTTTGAGTTCAACGACAAGGATAATATGGTTACAAAGGTTGAATTAGCTTTAGATTACAAGCTAGATAGAACTAAAGTTAATTTTATCCATAAAGAGATCTCAGATATTGAAACTAAAATTCTTAAGACTTTAAAGTCAGCTGGAAAAGAAGTTGTACCTCAGTATTCTGCTATTGAATTAAACATTACAAGACGTAATGAAGCTGAAAATAAGCTAGCAAGTATTATTGCTGATGAACTTCCTGAATTCTATGTTACATTTGCTAGATTACAGATGACAGATGTAGATATTCCATTAAAAGTGGCTCAATTAGCTGAAGAAACTGCAGTTCAATTAGGGCGTAATGAATTAGCAACTAAGAAGGAAGCTGAGCAAACAGCTTTGGCTAAAGCAGCAGTAGCTAAATCTAAAGGTTTATTTGAAGCATCTGAGTATGACGTTAGAACTAAAAAGTTAATGTCTCAGCCAGCAGTATTAAGGCTGTATGAGGCTGAAACTGATAGACAGTGGGCTTTAAAAGGTGTGTCTAAATATGGTAATAATAATGTATTTGGATCAGGAGTAAATATTCTTAAAGGACTTAAGAATTAAAACTACAAATAGTGTGAAAGAGGGTGTAAAAGCCCTCTTTTTATTAAAAATTATTTAAAAATATAAAATATGAAAAATACAATATTGATATTTCCTTTATTAGCTTTTGAATGGGGAAAGAGTAAAGGAAGAGCAATAACAGTGGGCTGGTTAACTTATACCTACTCGATTACTTGGTAATAAGATAAAATTAACTAATATAATAGATTAAAAATGATTACAAGAACAGAAGACAGATATGCTAAAAGAAAGGAATCTTTAATTAGTGGAAAAAAAGGAAAAGGAGTACTAAACCGTAGTAAAGCATGGAGACGAAGAAGAACTACTTAAAAATTAGTTGAGATTATATCGTTTTTAATGTAGATGATAAAAAATATATAATTAACATAATAAATTAAATCACATGATATTTAAAAGAAAACAAGCAAGACCTGCGGATGTGGGCACAATTTGCGTCATAAAAAATGATGTTAAAGATTCAATGAAAGATAGCTGGATGTATAAAAGTAAATCAGCAACTTTTCATTCTAATGGTAGACCTATCAGACAGTCATCATTAAGAAAAAAATCGGGACTTACAGCAATGCTAGCTGACGCTACATTGGTATATATAATTGAAGAATTTATATTTGATGGATTAGTAAAGGTTATTCCAGTTTCTATTGAAAATGATAATTTTAGTGCAGCTGGTTTAATGTCATTAATTAAAGCTAAAAAAAGTTTTTTAATTAAAAAAGATTCACTATCTTCAACGTCTCAAGATTTTATAGAGAGAGACTTGGAAAAGTACAGTCGTAATATTAAAAATTATATTTCTGCTCAAGTGAGTAATAATTATAAAATACCTTTTTCTTGGGAAAACAAATAGATCTCTATGACATGATAAATGAATGTGAAGATGAAGAAAACAACAATGCAGGTGAAAAGAGAAAAGCACTTGAGGAAACAAGAAGAGACAACCAGGTACTTTAATCGTAATTATGATGCGATGAAGTTCTGTAATAGTAAAGGGCTAACGATATATGCGTCTTCACAGGCGCATAAATCTTCATTAGTTAAGCTATTTGTACAAAAAGGAGAGATATTCAAACCTCTCAATAATATTGAATATGACCAAAATGATCAAAATGATGTAGTTAAGTATGTAGCTGCAATTGACAAAGAGTATGAAAGACTATATCTAAAAATGAAAGATAGAGTTTAAAGGAATTAATTTTGTGATTTAAATTAATGGTTATGTTAGTGAAGAGAAAACCCCAATAGAACTGATTATTCTATTGGGGCTTCTTTTTATTCCTATTGGCAATTTTTTTTTACTCCATTAGAATCCTGCCGAATTATTTAGGTAATCTAAAGCACTTTTAATATCCTTATTTGTCTGAGACGTAATAGGGAATGCCTTTAGTGCTGATACTGTAAGTTTATTTCTACCTTTATGAGGTCCTTGTTCGTATGTCTCATATGGATTCATTGCTTTAGTCATAAGATTCAGAACGTTTCTTAAAGTACCAACAGATGCAGTAGGTGTCGAAACTATTTTAATTGCCTCTTGTGGAATCATAAAAAAAGTAAGCTCTGAAATTTGTCTCCTAAATATGTACTTCATTGTAACCTCTTCTTCATCATCTTCAAATGACATATAAGCAATCATGCTTAATGCTATAATCATTAGCTCTGTAGTTATTTTCTTAAGATTAGCCTTTTCATGTGTAGATAGATTACCCGCACCCTTTTTGATAATTTCAATACTCATTTGTCTAATAGCTGGAGCAATAACTCTACTCATAAATCTAATTGCAGTGACATAGTAGCCTTCTCTATTGCCCTTAGCATCTTGAGAGTAGAATCTATTTGCCTCTAGCATATCTTCATTTTTTGTAAACATAGTTCCTGTGCCTCTCCATCTTCTAAAATATCCTTCCTCAATCCACTTACGTAGGAAAAAAGTAAGTTTACCCCAAAATTCCCTTTGAGCTGCAGCTTGTAAATCCGAATCATAATTACCGTGTAGTTCACGGATCTTATACTTGATTAGATTTCTAGTCTCCAGCATTATTTGGGCTTGACCACCAGTTCTAGTAAAAGTCGTAGCTTTCACAGCTTCATTTAACTTCATTTCTATTCCGCCCCCAGTGGTTGGCACGAATGTAATCATCTGGTCCAAAGACGCTGCTTCTTTTTTAGATTTAACAACATTGCCGTCAATATCTATATAGTCACCTTTTTTATTCATCACCCTAATGTGACGCATAGTAGCGTACATAACTTTAGATTGCATCATATGCTCACCTGCTTTTGCAATTGGACGCATAGAGTTCATCTTCATTAATGCCTGTCCTTTAGTGTTTTCTTCAAACTTATTGTCTAAATACTCTTTACCACCCATTACATTGAATGTGTTAAGAAACATATTAGTTCTTGATTTATCTACATTAGACCCCCAATCATTCATAATGTGTCTAACGTCCTTTGTGTAAACTTTACTTGCATAAGCCCAGTCTTTAAAATTAAAATGTTCACCACCTGAAGCTTCAATAAAATTATTAATAGTACCCATACTTAAATTCACAGTACTATTTATCCAGTTACCAACTAATGCCGTCATACCAGAATACTTTAACCAAGACTTAGCCAACTGATTAACATCAGCTTCTTTGCCAGCTATCTTGACTTTTCCCGCATCTTTACTCTTGATGTCATACATTCTATTGTGAAGCATATCAAGTGCCTTCTTGCCATCATTTGGAAGCCCATCACGTAAGTCCTTGAATATTTCAACTTCTTTATCTTTTTTAGATAATGCATGAATTTTTGTAAGTCTCCTAAGCCCTGCCTTATCCGGCACTTTTCTATTTTTCATTACTTCTAATACAATCAAAAAAGTAGACTCAACTTCTTTCTTTTTTTCGTAGTTCTTAGCAGCAATAGTATTCATTAAAGTCATCGTATGTAAATCAAAACTTTGATCAGCTTCAGATAGCTTCTTTCTAAATGAAATAGGTACTCTTAGCTTTTCTTTATTAGAAATGTCAGCATATACTCTTATAAACGATTCTTTAGTTGTATTATTATTTTCTTGAGTCTGGTAATCATCTGCCTGTACAGATGTTATCTCAGACACTTTATGCTTAACTGCACCTAGATAATCACCTTCAACTATCCTTTGAACATCAGATTTTAAAACTCCTGGTAATCTAATCCACTCCTGATTGTAACTCCTGGAGATCAAAGTGTCTTTTCCTTTTGATAATTTATCAGCGTCTTTAACTTTGCCTTTTAGGAAGTCTAGATGAGACTTCTGTTTAGGAGTCATTTTATTGTAATCTTTATTAATCCATTTCTGTTTTGGAACCCAATTATCTTTACCTTTAACTACTATGGATTCAGTGTTTTCTTTTATCCAGTACTCATATTCAGATCTAGCTATAGCTTCTGAAGTAGGGATATATTCTCTTTCCCCAAGTAATACATATGATATTTGAATAGATTCTCCTGCTTCATTGGTATCTACTTTGAACCTGGTTGCATCACCAAATCTAATAGATCTAGTCACGCCGTTAATAGTGTATTTTAATTTAGAACTATCAACCTTTACATCGCCATATTTTTCATCAGCCTTATCTCTATCGAATGCATCAGATATTAACTCGTTTCTTTTCTCCATGAAATCAGGCTTATACTGAGATGCATAGTAGGACTGTCCGGATTTAGAAGTAGTGAACATGTTTTCATACTTCTTTTTTTGATTATTATTATTGCTTACATCCTTTTTAAATTGCTTGTTCATTGTGTCAAACTCTCTAGCTTGAGTTAAAGCGTATTCAGCAATCTGCTGCTCAACTGAATCGACTAGAGTAGATAGCACCTGAATGTCTTGAGAATTTGCATTTTTCTCGGACCACATTGTTGCTGCCAATTTATGTATGTCAGACACAGACTTTTGTGCATTTGCAAATGCCTCATTGTATGCTACTTTTCTAATTTCATCAGCGTTTACTAATAGTTTCTCCATAACGTAAGAGTCAATACTTTGTCCTGAAGCTTTTAGATCTAAGTCATCATATTCTCTTTCAAATCCTTTGGTGTATTCAGTTTTTATTTTATTATCGTTGTCTGCCATGAATTCTGCGTATGCCTCCCGAGAAGCATGCAGTAATTTGGCATCTAATTTAGATCTATCTTTTTGTACATTTGAAAGAACTCTTTCGTAATACTTTTTGTCTTTATCAGACAATTCACCAGCATCATTCATTCCTATTATTAGACTCTGAATATCTTCAACCATACTGAAACCTTGGTTCCATTCTATACTTGAAATAACATTATCTTCAGTAAGATTACCAAATTTCTTTCTATCATCAACGATTCTATTCACCTCTTCTATTTCTTCACGAACCCACTGGATGTATTTAGATAAACCTAGCTTTTTATCAGTCTCATCTAATTTATCTAACTCATTTTTAAGCGCCTCAATAGATTGAAATCTAGTGGTGCCATCTAATTGATTAAGAGATTCTCTTTCCTTTTTATCAGGCGTATCAGGTAAGTATTCATTATAAATATTAGTCACCCTGGCAAGAGTCTCTTCAAATACAGCTTCTAAAGACTTTATAGCCACTTTTTCTTCTTGCGCCTCCTTATCAATCTTTCTTACCCTTTCTTCTTGATCCATCTCTGATAGACCTTCATAAAGATTTGTTTTCTTCACTCTATTGTCAATTATGTCTCTAGTAAGAGATTCTATTACATCCTTATTGAATATATTAAATTTTCTACTTATGAAACTAAAAAACCAGTTTTTAATAGATTCCCAAATGCCTGCTTTATCTTGACTATCAAAAAGCTCTGCACCTTTTCTACCAATAGCAGTTACGATTAGTTCTTTTGCAAACATCTCTTCATTTAATTCAGGATATAACTCTCTAACTTCCGCTTCTAATTCAGTGCCCATTAGCATATCCAAAGCCCTCTTTAGTCTAGGATTATCTAAACCTCCCGGAAGTGAGTCAACAAATATGTGTCCAAATTCATGAATAGCTGTAGTCTTAAAGATTTTGCCAGGATTTATCAAGATGACAGGCCTACCCGCATCTTTAACTCTCTGATCACCCTTGCCAAGAACTCTAGAGCTCTCAACAGTGTCATCCATAATAACTTCAACATTCATAGAATCCTGAAGTATCTTAACCTTATTTTTAAATATTTCAATATCTTCTTTTGTGTAGTCACTTTTAGCTCTCTCTTCTTGAGGGAAATACTCTTCTACAATTTTTGGATCACTAGACAGAACTTTTATTAGTTCTGCCTCAGTATAATCCTTTCCTTTATAATTAAATTTACATGCCATTATTAACAGTCGTTTGTAGTTATACCTAATTTTTTTAACATATCTTCAGTTAACATATCTGCAGTCAACTTAAATGGCTTATACTCTATATTAGTATTGTCATTTATATCTTCTTCAGCTGTTGTTGTCTCTGGATTCATTTTTGCACTTATTTCAATACTAGCTTTCACATCATTACCTGCACCTAGAGGATCCATCTTTCTTTTTGCTTGAGATATTGCATTCTTGAATTCCTGCGTAAACAATTTATTATTCTCTGGCAAGATAGACTTTTTTATTGAGTTATCATAAGAATATTCAAATACTTTGTTCTTACCTGCTTTATATCCAAGTTTATATGTTCTAGCATACATTGGAGGTATTTTTTCAAAATCATCTCCAAGGTTGTGAAGCTTGTAAAGTCCTTCAGCTGTCGTAACAAATAGAGGTGGATTGAAATAATGGTCTTTACCATTTATGACCTTATACTTTTCTAAGAATTTATTGCTAGCTGAAAATCCGTGTTCTTTTGATATGCCACTAATCTCCTGAGCTTGAAGCGCATTAACTCTAGGCACTACATCAGAATTATCAGACTCATGTCTCAAGAATTGATCTATAAATATCTCGTCCGAAGCCATATCTCCCATTTTTTGAAAGAACCCATTGACTTCTGCATTTATTCCCTCATCTTTAAGTATTTCATGAGGAATATGCGTAAAGAATTGGTTAAGATTGGCGCTGAATCCTGACTGAGAGTACGCGTACTTAACTAAACGAACTGCAATATCCTTTGTGTTAGGATCTTCATACAAGTCCATCCAGGCTCTGTATATTTCATTCTCATATAACGCTGGTTTGTTTTTAGCATTTACGCCAATGAAGTTATAATTACCTCTCATCTGAATCTCTAACTCTTTTATAAGAAAGTTTTTAGAAGTCTTTTGCATTTCAGAAATCTTTAAAGGTAATTTTTCAAATAACGTTTTAAAGTTATTTCTATTACTTTTCATCATTTTTGTACCTGACATCATGTAAGCATACATTCCTTTATCTATAGCTTTACCTAGCTTCTCAGACACAAGTGCTGGCTCTTTAGTTATTTTAGCTGACACTGTGTTCATAAAGTAAGCCGCATCTTCAGTACCTGACAACACAACTTCACTTCTATTTAACACAGACCTAGTAAACTCAAGTGCTTTATTTTCATAAGTACCTAATGCGGTACCTTCAAATTTCTTTTCGTATCCTAAAACAAATCCAATTCTTTTAACTTTATCAATCTTATTGATAGCAATATTCATCATTATTGGAGACCCGCCGGCACCTTTTGTATCAATTTTTGCCGCAAGTACCGCTTCAGTCCATTGAGCTGCTTTCTTTTCATGAAATATGAATGCATTCAATACTACTGAGTCAATAAACTTACTACGATTCCCTTTAATACTAGCCTCCATATCTTTTGCAGATATACTTTTAAGTTTTAAATGAGATTTATCATAGTCTTTTATATTGTACTTATTTTTTAAGTACTCTACAGGCGTCACAAAGGTTGAAGTTCCATTTTCAGGATTTACCACAGTAAGAGGCTCAGCTGTAATACTCTCAGATCTCTTTTTGAGCTCAACGTATTCTTTTAATATTGGCTGTCCAATGTATCTGTTGATAGTCTCTAATGGTACTCCAGCTCTAATTAACATGAATGTTGTATTAGCTGTGACGTCATTATGATTACCTCTTGTAATATAAGGATCTTTAGCAATATCTACATACGCATTCAAGAATGAAGAAAGTGTTGCTGATATGCTTCTTTTTCCAGGCATTGACTTATCCATTTGGGTCTTGTTATATTTCTCCTGCAAAACAGTATCAAGAAACCCAAGGTTAGTATCTACCTGTATGTTAATAGATTGATTAGCTACGTGATCAACTAATTGATTCGCAGTAAGAGCAACTCCCATTTTACCAGACATGTAATTCATCTTAGTTGTCAATTGTGTAATAGGTGAGAATAAATCTAAATTCTTATCATCACCTTTTGGATGTAATTTATCAATATCCTTTTTTAAGAAATCTGTATCAATAGATGTCATCATTCTATCATAAGTATGAGGACTCTGAAGTATATCTGAATACAAATTCAATACAGTATTCTGAGCAATTAGCTTATTTACATTTTTACCCCCTTTGTAGAACTTTTTATTTTCGTCATTAAGTAGCTCAAATCTTTCTGATTTTTTGTTGTATAGCATATTTGGAGCCATAACATACATCTTATCAATATCAAAATCACTACCAGTCTTTGCGGGTATTGCGTCATAACCTATAATGCTATCTCCCATAGTTTCAGGAAGTATCCCTACAATCTCAAGAGTATCATTAGATGACATCCCCTGGTTAGGAATTCTATATCCAACTAGCTCTCTAGTCTTTTTACCCGCGAATGCTCTCTTCCATTTAGCAGGAGTCATGTCTTCTAGTTTTTGATCAGATTGTTCTAATAATTTCATAGCTAATGTATGAGGTATTAGTACTTGTCCTGGAACAGTTTGACCATCTGGCCCCCTATGTGGTGGCTGTAATCCTTTACCGTCATAATTGTTAGATATCTTTATAATACCAGACTTGTCACTAAATGTCTCTAATCCAAATGGACTTACTTGAATGAAAGATCCACCTTCAGTGGAGATTTTAGTCATAGCTCTGTTAAATACAGACATTAATATACTGTCAATTCTTCCTCTAATCTGAGGAATAGCATCAAATGAAGTTTGCTTTTCAAGAGCTGCAATGATATTTTCATTACCACTTCTTTCCCTAAACTCACTAATCATAACTTGATATAGTTCAGATTTATCATTAATCTTTCCACCAACAATTCCGAGTTTTTCACCAACTTCCTCAGCACCAATATTTATTAATTCAGATATAGCATCGTGAACCTTTTGAAGTAACACTTCTCCTTTTATTGTGCCTTTTTCACCAAACACCTTGTAGTCACCATATATCTCGAGTCCTTCAAGAATGTTCTTTTGTATCTGAGAACCTAGATTGGTTTCATGCATTGACTTAATAGGAAGATCTTGTTGAAGTTTCCAACCTTTATTGTTCATGGTGTTTGAGTTTAATTCAAAATCTTCAGCCATTTCAGTTGATTCACCCTTATTTATTTTAGTCGGACTAATAGCACCTACTTTTATTCCATCTTCAGTAATAACTTCATGCACTTGATTAGAAACATTTTTTATATAATTACCATCTTTATCATGTGTCATTTTATGTAGTAATTTCTCCATTGGAGTACCCTTTACCATGTGTGGTATAAGTACAGCCTGAGAATATTTCAAGTAAGTAGGAACGCCATTATTGATTTCAAAATACACTCCCTTTAATGGTTGTGCTGCAAGTTTTAACTCACCTTTTGACTCATCTAAATTCTTACCATTTTTCATTTTATTGTAAACAATATCATGTTGATTACTCCATTGACCAAGTCTCTGCTTAAGAAACTTCCATCTCTCTGGAGTTATCCATGCTTGAGCATCAGTAGTGTTTACACCGCCCTTGCCTCTTGAATCAGCCTCGTATGCTTTCGCAATAGTCTTGTCGTTAATAGAGTCCTTAATCTTTTGTATATATTTAGAAGTAACTTGAACATTTTCTACAATAGCGATATTAAACTTCATGTCATCATTAGATTCTAAAGCCAATTGTAGTCCATCAGTATATGTTGCAGGAACTCTTTTAATTAAATCAGGTAAATTCTTGTAGTAAGCAGGATCTCCTGAGAATACTTTAGTGTATTCAATAGAAGATACCAGTCCATTAACAAGGTAATCTCCTACCATAGCATCCATACCGCCATTATTTTTGTAAAATCTAATTAACTTAGCGTTCATTTTAGTCTGACTATTTAGAGCTTCAATTTTAACTTTAGTTTCAGCATGTCTCTCTAATAAAGATTTTTTTATAGCAACAGATACTGCGGCTCTCTGAACGCTATCAAGTCCTTGAATACCTTTAGAGTCTATTGGTAAGCCATTTTTATATAAAGCCTTACTAAGAGGCCCTTTAAGTACATCGTGGCTTAGTTCAGGAAATAACTGAGACTTTAATCCATTAATATCTCCAGTATGGTAGTGTTGTATTCTTTTATTTTTAGGTAAACTCTCTAATTCTCCAGCTACAATTCTCATTCTATTGTACTCATCTTCGAAGTAGTCAACAAATATGTCTACAGTTTGTTGTGGAATATGAGTAGAACCGTCTGTATTTCTACCGTGCATTCCTGATTCAATCAATTCAAAACCTTTGAATTCTACCCTTCTTGATTTATCTGCAGCAATAATAGAGGGGAAGTAGGAAACTCCCTTATTAAGTCTTGATCCAAGTAATTTAGAGAGATTGTCATTAATTTGATCACCTAATGATATGTCGGTATTATCAACACCATCATCTTTACCTACAGATGTAAATGAACTAGCTAATCCGGATTCTAATTTATCAAGCCTTTGTTGAGATATTTTTTTTTGCTGAGCATCATTATTTTTAATATGATTGGCCAACAGGTAATTAATCCATTGCGAACTAGCATTAATAGGTTGAGTAGATAATTCTATAAGTTCACTAGGATCTTTTTTCCATTCAGCTATCTTATTAGATATGTATGTTGGATTAGCATATGCGAAGTAAGTTTTACCACCACTGGCAAGAATTGTAGATTCAGCAATATCAAGCTCTCTCATGGCTTGAGCTTTTGCAAGCATCTTAACCATCTTTTGAGATCTAAATGGATTAATACCATTGCCGTCATCATCAATAAATTTAACACCATTACCTTGTTTATCAACATTGAGAATATCTCCATTGATCATGTGCATAACTCCCTCAAACAAATCCTTAGTTGTCTTGAATTCATTTATGTTACCACCACCCAAAAGAATCATTGAATTAATATCTGTATCTTTTAATCCAAATACACCCAAATTTCTAAGCTCTTTAAACAAATTTGATGAAGCGTATCCATATGCTTCGTTTGTTAAGTCTCTATTATTGCTTTTATTAGCAGCACCTATTAGCCCTAACCATTCATTATAAATATACTCAATATTATCACTTATTCCTTTGATTGTTTTAAGTTTATCTGTACTTAAATAGATTTGTTTACCATTTTCTAGCCATTTATCTTGGAATCTAATTCCCCATCTGTCTAAAATTTGGCTTTCTCTACTGTTAGTAGCTGTAGCATTGTATATTGTGTACCCAGAATTAGCCGAATTAAATTCAGTAACGTAGTAGTTTAGTTTGTTTTTGTTGAATGCTTGTACGAATTCGTACACCTTGTAACGTCCGTTACTGTTGTCTTTATAAAGTATGTCAAGCTTATTTAATAGGTCTTTAGCCCAAGGTTTAACTTCCTGTAGTCCAACTATGACTTCCCTCATATTTGTATATGCTGAAATAACACCTTCATTAGATTGAACAGCAACTCTATCTGCCAATAATGGCTGCAGTGTTTCCCATACTTCATTGAAATCTTCGAATGAAGGAGTATTCAAGTACTTAGATGGAACTTTCTTATAACTTCCGTCTGGTTGTATTACAGATGATTCTAATTGAGATAAGAATATCTTAGTATTTACTGTAGCGGTTGACTTTGTATTAACTCTAATAGATTCAATAATATTAATTCCACCACCTTTGTCTTCTTCTGTTACTTCCCCAAGAAGGTTCCCCTCTGCATCAGTTATATTTTCTATAAACTTTTGACCTAGTGAATCAAGCTGATAAATAAGCTCTTTTTTAAAGTCCTCTTTATGAAGCCTTATCCTGTCCATTCTTTTAGAATATCCAATTCTAGCTTTTTCAGACTTAAATCCGGATGCTTGAACCATGTAATCATCCATGGCCTTTTCCATGCTTTTCATTAACTTAGATTCATTCTTAAGTGAATCATAGTCATTAAATGAATCAATTCCACCGTCTTGTACGTATCTGTATAAGAAATACTTTGATATGTCTTTAATTTCTCGTGGTGTAAAAGTTCCTCTTAAGCCCTTTTTGTCTATAAAAAAACTAGTACCATCTTGAAGTTTAAAATAATGTTGATTAGTTCCTTTATTTAGTTTTAGTTTTGGCTCACCAGTGGAATAGGTTTCTCCAGTTTTAATTGTTGATTTACCCTTGTATTTTGCCACCCAGTCACCAAAAATTCCTTTAAAATCATTGCCTTTAACTTTCTTATATATTAAGTCAGCTTCTTTTTGATTTTTAAAAACTTTAAGTAATTCAGCGTGCAATACGGATTTTTTCCCAGTTGCCTCGTTGTTTACATTACAAATTATCATTTTTATCTATTTAATTTTAACTTTTTTACAATTAGTTTTTATCTCACCATTATCAAGACTAGCGATATCCTTTGTTGTTATAACATCATCTCCTTCAACATCACTAAAGTCTTCTTCTTCGTATTCTTCCTCTGTAGCGAAGTTTATAAATGTTTGACTAACTACTTCTTTTGTAGCTAATTTTGGGGAAGGTACAACTTTTTTAGATGCATTCCTAACATTACCATCACTAACACTAGGTGACTCTTTAATATTTAAGGCAGCTAATTCTTTTTTAATGTTATCCATTAAGTATCTAGCTGAATACGTGTCCGTGCTTTCAACCTTTAAAGAATGTACTGCAGATCCAAAGTCAGGAGTGTTCGATAGCTCCAAAGACTCTTTTCTCTCTATAGTATTCTTGATAGCCTCAGCCATCTTCATTACACTAACACCCTCTTTTTTTGCTAGAATCTCTAAGTTATTGCCATTATGATCATTCTCTTCTCTACGTAAATACTCTTCAATTTCAACCTCACTACTTTGTTGTGTTGGTTGTTGTAATATGTTTTTATACATATCTTTTTCAGAAACATTATCTTTAGCTAACTCTCCACTTATGTATGCATATAGTAAATTTGGAATTTGCTCTTCTACTGTAGTGTCTTCAGTGAAAGGATTCTTACCTTTTTTTACTTCGTTTAATAAGTTTTCTGCTTCTTTACCAAATGCAATCCTATCTTTAATTGGTGTTTCTTCTTGAGCAAGAAGGCTTATGCTTTTAAATTCAGCAGCAAGACTAATTTGATTGTTATTACTATTTATCCATCCGGGGTAAACATTGTTTATTATTTTCTTAAGATTTTCATTAATACTTCCTTCAACCTCACTAGTTTGTTGTGCTAGTTTAGAGTATTCGTAAAGTTCTTTAGCTTCTTCAAAAGAAATCTCTTCTACCCTAAAACGGTTGTCATCTAAACTTCCTTTTGCTTCATCATACTCTTTTTTAGTTATGTTTTTGGTAACAATCTTACCTGTTGATAAGTCTTGTTTTTGATATTGTTGATCTGAAGGCATCCAGTCTGCATATGAGTAAGAAACTCCATCTTTTTTAAACGAAGTTTCTTCAGATATAGACATACTTTCATCTATTTTTTTTACCCAGCTTTTAGAGGATGAATCCCAAGCAACTTGCTGGCCAATAGCGCTATTAAAAACTATATCTTCACTTAATACAATATCATCATTACTTTGTTGTGTTGGTTGTTCAACTGCCTTATCAGCAGGTAATCCCATACTTTTTTTCAATGAAGACAATCCTATTACAGATCCGTGCGGCTCATCTAATCCCTCTTGTTCAGATTGGTTAGATAAAGTTTCATTTCCTTTGCTATCCTTAATTACACCAGCTTGAGATTTGACCTTAACGGGATTCATATACAACTGTATTCTTCTACCTCCCATTTTGCCAGCCCATCTTTTTCTTTGGTTGGTAAACATCGCTTTACCCGTAGGAACGTCAGTATTTACGATTTTGTTTTCAAGAACATATTTTTTATATTCATCACTTTTATTCCATAAGTTGATGCTAAATTGTCTTCTTTTTTTAGTGGTTAAGAATGTAACTAATTTATCAAACACATCATTATCTTCTCTATTTATAAGAGTAACAGCATCTCCTTCGTTTCCAAATATTAATCTATTATCATCACTAAAGTGTAGTGCAGTTGTTTTATTCTCAGTTTCTTTAGAAAAATATACAAACGAATTTATTAAGTCAGCAATCTTTGGATCTTGATGTTTAGGATCTAGCATTTTAATTTCAGTTCCCATTATTCTCTCAACATCCTCTCTAAAATCTTCGCTTAAATCAGACAACTTATAATCCGGTTCTATCTCTTTCTTTACTACCTGAGTGCCTTTCTCATTTTTAATAACAACACCTTCCTTATCGCGCTGAGCAGTTGGTACACTAAGCCTAATTAAAAGCCCAGCTAATATCTGAGCTTGTTCCTCAGTATTCTTCAATAGGTTCAACCTTAAAGCAAATGGATCACCATTAGCCTTTTTAATTTTCAAGAACATTCCTCCACGATAAGGCATTTTATTACCTTTAATATCATTTTGAAGTAAGATTTGTCTATAACCAAGATCTGTATCAGTTTCCTTGTTTGTGTCCATAAGGTACCCAAATTTATCCGTGATTAATAACTTGACATTAGAAATGATGTTTCCAATTTGCAATAGGTCCAGCACAGAGTTCTCAGGAACTGACATGCTATCATCATCATGTTCTTCTACATTTAATTCACCACCTGTATTAAGAGCCACAGTTGAAGTTACAGTCTCACCTTTTCTAAGCTTGTCTATAATTATTACTCTTTGAGCAGCATACCCCTTCTGATAAGCCACCCTGTCTTCTAGCGGAGTTTTATCAGATGGTTTATGTGGTAAATATGTCATAATAGCAGGGTGATCTTTCAATGTAGCCCTTATCGGTAGGTTGTCATATATTATTTGTGGAATTTCTTGATCTTTAGGTAGCTTCTCAAAAGCCTCTATAGCATCATTTTGTTCCTTATCTATCATTTCAGTTCTTTCAGACACAGTGTATCTAAATTCTTTATCAACTTTACTTGTAGGATTTTCATTCCATTTTTGATAAGCTTCAGTACCGTTTACCTTATCAAGTAGAGCTAATAATTTTCCATCACCAGCTTTAGATCTATCTACTTCTGCAGCAGACTCTATCTGAGCATATGTTGTATCTGGATTAGCCTCAAAGTTTTCATCCTCAATTACATCACCAATATCCTTTATAATCTGATTGTTTTCTACAGTAGGATCCTCATTATTTTTTTTATTTTTCTCTTTTAATCTAGCTTCAGTTTCTGCAGCAAGTTTTGTTGCCTTAGCTTCACCTATTTGATTCTCATATTCAAGAATCTTATCATCAATACTCTTAATTGCCTCTTCTTTTTGAGCATTAGTGATGTAATCTGCATTAGGAATCAAAGACTCTTTAGCTTCTTTAAGAGCTGATATAGCTTCTGCCTTATCTTTAATTTGATCATATGAAGCAATCTGCTTTCTAAGTTTTTCAGCTTGTTGAAGTTTAGCTCCTTCACTAGTCTTGGCAAACGCCATGTCCTCATTATTTATGATAATCTGCTCTTTACCTTGAGCGGCTATATCAAGCGCATCAAGTATATCCTGCTTGTGAAGCTTGTTGTATATCTTTTCTGCAGCTTTATCATTATCAATTTTTTGATCATCAATCTTCTTTTGTTCAGCAGTTCTATTTTTAGTATCTACTTTTTGCTGTTGAGCGTCAGCTTTTTGTTTTTTAATTAATAACTCGTTATTCTCAATAGCCGCCTTTATGAATGTCTTCTTTACATCAGATGTCTCTGCTATGAGCTTATTATTTAATTCTTTCTTTCTCTTTGTTAATACTTGACCTCTCTCCCTTATGTCAAGTCTAATACGTAATCTATCACTTGCATTCGTGTCAAAGTCTTGACCAATATTATTCTTTATATTTTCAACTACTTTATTCTTTTCATTTACAATATCAGCAACAGAGTTATTCTCCATTTCAAGTCTTGATAACTTTGAAGAAGTAAGTGCAGAGTATCTTTTTCTGTATTTAAAATACCTATCACGCATCTCAATAGCTTTCTTTTGAATCTTAGGTGCGTATTCTTTAGCTAAATCTACACTGAATTCCTGTCCAGTTGTTTCTTCGAAAGATTTTAAATCTTCTTCAGACATCTCAGAAACTAACCCAATAGTTTCATAAAACTGATCAAATTTACCAGCCTCTAATGCATCAGAAGTTAGATTAAGCATTGATTCATTTATAATAGTTTCTCTTAAGTTTTTTGAACCCGAATCATCAGCATTATTTAAGTGCTGAAACATTAATGCAACCTGCTTAGCTTTGTTGTTGATATTATCAGTGTACATTTCCCCTAGTTTCTTCTCATATTCTTTTCTATCTTTAGACTTGAATACTTCATTTAACCTGGAGCCTGTAGCTTGAAATACATTACCTCCAAGTCCACCAAAAAATGCAGATGTAAGCATATCTTCAGATCCGTATGCATCAGACATCTTTTTTTCATACTCTTTTTCAGTAATATAACCTGAATCTAAATCAGTTTTGAATTTAGCATGCTCAGCAATAACGTATTGATAGCTCTCTTCTAATCCTTCACCAACAAATGTTTTTCCTCCACTTACTATTTTTTTTTGCCAAGGTTTCATTTTTGAAACAATTCCTTTTTTTGAAGCAGCATCAATAGATTTTACCATCTTTTTAGAGATAGGATCAAATATCTTTCCAATAGCTAAGTATTGAGGTATATCTTGCAATAGCATAGCCCAACCTTTCTTCCAGTTATCTGCAGCTGCAGTACTTGCTAGCCTATTAGCCTCTTCTTCCGTGTATTTCTCTCCAGTCTTATTGTCTATTTGACCTAACTTCTCTGCCTTATATGATTCATAAGTACCATGAGCTTCCATCCAGTTCTCAATATTACGAGAAAGTACAGCTTGAGATACACCAT